TGATCCAGATGCAGTAGCTGTGTAAGTTTGTGTAGTTCCAGAATAAGATTCTACAATTACATCAAAGATAGCAGGTCCGTATTCCCAAGTGTTGCCACTTTGAGCTACATCACCTCTAACAGCTCCTTCAAATACTACAGTAGCACCTGCAGTTGCATCACATACATCTTCTAACCAATCAGGTAAAATTGCAGCCTCATAAGCTGCTTTTACTAATGCATCTGCAGCCGTGTGAGCTGTACCGTTAGGAATTTCTGTTGTAAAGCTAAAAAATTCTGGTTTTACACCATCTTTTCTTACAAACTTAATAACTACTTCCCCTGCTGCATCAGAAGTAGTAGCAGCAGTAACTGTCCCTTGGTGAGCAGCTGCAGCAGCATTAGAGCTACCATTTGCAGCAACTATATTTCTACCGTATATCCAAGGAGATACGATAGCTTTTGCTCCTGTACCTTGTACAAAACGAATCTGATCAGAATCAGCAATACCTTCACCTGCAACAAGTGAAGTTGGCCCTTCTGGGCTAAGTTTTTGAATATCTACTGCTTTGTCATCTAACAAACTGTTAGTATAACCTTTAGCAACATTATTCCCAATAATTAAATGTCTCATTTTGAGTTTTAATTTAAATTAATAATTATTTATTTATTCTTGTCTAATTAACTCACTCATGTGAGTTTTGTATCGAGGATCACTAATGCCCTCTAAGATACCACTAACTGTCATAGCAACTATCTCTTCATGAGTATGTGCTGGTAGCTCGCAGTCTACATTTGCCGTTAAAGACATCGGCAAAGGTGTTCTTAAATATTTTAATTTTAAACTATCTGGTATTATAGTAGTTCTTGTAAATTTATTAGAACTTAAAGTGTACAATTCTATAAATTTATGAGAAAACACTCCTATTACACTTGATTTACCTGGTCTATTAAAAGGATCTTTTAGCAATGCTTGTAGGTCATCATGTTGTACATAAGTTATAGGAACATTTAACCCTTCAAATTCTCTGCCAATTCCTTCTATTTGATTCCAATATGAGGAATTAGGATTACTATTAAGCGCTGACGCATTTTTAGTATCTTCTGCGTAATTAAATTTTCTTTTGTACCCTACTATAAAATCTGTTTCAACAACTTGAGTTTTATCTATAAAATCAAAATCACCTTCTACAGAAACATCAGATTCTACGACTATTGTAGATTCAAAATTAACAATGCTGCTATAAAGTGCGTTTGTTGTTACATACGACCCTCCCTCGTCAAAACCGTCAGTTCCTGAAATATTATCTAGGATTTGAACTAGATTTGCCGCTTCTTCTTGAGATCTTACCCAAGTATATAGATCAGTGTCAGGTTTTAATATTATTATAAAAGAGTTAGGATAAGACAATGTGCCTGACTTTTCCCATCTTATTATAACATCGTTAGAATGATTTGTTAAAACGTAATTTATAATATAATCTTTGTATATATTATTAGGGTTAGATATAACCTGCAAGTCTTCGTCAAAAGGAATATCTAAAGTAGAGACATCTGCTTCCCATACATTTGCTGATAAATTATTACCAGCTTCTGGGTACGCCCCTATAGTTTGTTCTTGTGAAACGCTGTCTGGAGTATATTTAGCTCCTCTACGAATTACAAATTTAGATTTAGCTGCGATTGTAGTTCCTGACGCATCTTTAACCTCTAAAGCGTTAAAAGGAATTACAAAATATTTAGCATAGTCTTCATAACCTTGATTTGCTATATAATCAGCATCATTGTAATATTCTAATCTAAAATCTGTAGCAGTTGCACTGCTATTTCTTAAAACATTTGTAGTGCTTTCTATATGATGCATATAATTATGCGGAAGAGTATAAAACTCTCTATATAAATATTTTCCTGAAGACTCAGAACTAGTCTCATAATATGCTAAAAGTTCTCTATCTATAAAACCAGTAAAGCCTCTATGTTCTTCAACAAGAGTGCTTAAATCATCTATACGTTTTTGAGATTCTTCAAAACCTTTTCCGTACTGATTATTTTTACCGTATTTAAGGTTGATAAACCTGCTCATATTTTTATTAAGCTCTAGGTCTATCTCTTCAGATAAAAGACTGTCGGCTTGGAGTGAATTAATCTTATCCACTCCTTGCCTAACAGCTATATGCATATTTTGAATATCCATTAATGTATTATTACATTATATTGCTAACTCTTTAAGCTTTGCTCTAAGAATTGTCAATGTTCCTGAGTTCTTTTTGTCTTTCAAATAAACTACAGTATCTTCTAGTGTGTTACCAAGTACCTCATCAATAAAGATAATTTGGTTTCCAATTTTACGTAGAACACTTGCTGATACCATTTCTTCTATTTCTGCTTTAATTTCCAAGTTCTTATCTTTTGCAATTTTTAAGAACTTTTTAGTTTTAGCATTTTTAAGCTCGTACAAAGAGTTTTCTACTTGCTCATCTGTCATTCTAGCTGGATTAGTATTACTTAATAATCGTAATACTCTTCTCATGTTTTTAGGATTACCAGAAAGTTTTATAAACTCCTTATCAGCGTCTTTCTTAAATTGTATTCCGTTGTTCTTAACTTTATCTTCTCTTGACAAATCTTGAATATAAAATCTTTTATTAAAATCTGATTCCATTTCTTCTTTTGTCAAAGCAACATAAGGATGTTTCAACGCAAACTTATATTTAAGGTAGTCCATGATACTAAGTGGTTTACCACTTTCATCTAATCCTACTTCTAACTCTACACCTGTAAATCCTACAGGAACTGTTAGCTCTGCCCAAAATGTTTTAGAATGCTTTGGCCAATCAACATGTTCAGGGCTTACATCTAAAATTTCTTGCATTAATTCCTTTTCTTCAGCTGGAGTGCAGCCTTTTAAAGGTTGTCTATTTACATAAACACTACTAAGTTTTGTAATTGCCTCAGCTCGCACTGCTTTTGGTAAGTGGTTGTTAACCTCTTGTCTTCTTAAGAATACTTTCTTACTCATTATTTAGTACTTTTAAAGTTTTAATTAGTTGGATGTAAAGTATAACTCTCCCATAATTATTTGGTAAAGAAGTGGGGGGATTAACCCCCACAACCTAACCAAAAACCAATATATGTGAACCGCAACGAATTGCCTGTTATGAAGCCACACACGTGATGTCAAGCGAAGTATCAAAACGCTTAAGCGCGATACCTGCTGTTTTCAACATGTGTACGGATGCACCATCTACGTCAGAAGCTCTAGCATCAGAACCAGAGAATCCACGAGGCACTACAGAACCTGCTACGCACCATCTCATCATCTCACGACCTTTCTTAGAGATCATTTGTAGGTTATTTTGACCGTCATAGTTAGACTGATCAACAAATACCATACGGTAAGACTCAAGTGAGTAACCTGTAGTAGGGTGTTTTGCACGAGCTTGAGCAACAGCACCGTGATCAAATAATGGTAATTTTACCACATTGATTACGTGACCATCTACATGCTCATACGAGTTAAAGTATCCAGATAAACCTAAGTTACGACCAGATCCTGTGATGAAACGATTTTCTCCACCAACTTTCCAAGAACCTGCAGAACCTGCAAAGTGGTTTTTAAGAGCTTCATCAAATTCACGAGCACCACCGGTACCAGTGTATAAAGTAACTTGCTTTTTAGAAGCATCAGTCATTCCGTAGAACAAGTCACCAATGATATTCTTTAATTTAGTCTCAGTCATTGTAGAATAAGTATCCTTATTTACAATTTGTTGCATTAGACCAGGTCCTACAACAACTGGTTGACCATTTTCATCTTTCATGTGTACGTGACCATTAGAGTCGTAAGATTTCTCTCCGTACCAGTAGTACATTTCACACTCTTCTTTGAAGTCAAGCATGTGTAAGTACTCTTCATAGTCCATCCACAATTTAGTAGTAGATCCACCTTTAGTTGGTAGTGCAAATTCAGCTACATAATCTTTAGCGTTACCAGACATGTGGTAAGACTTACGAACTGTAGTTAATTTGTTACGAACTAAACCAGGAGTTTCCCAGTTAGATGCATTACCACGAGAGAAGTCAACTCCTACAGGAGCGTACATTTGAGCGAATAAAGCGCCCGATGCTACGTCTGCTGCTGGCATAGTTGCAGTCCCAGATGGGTTTACCAATTGTAATGTGTATACATAATCACTTCCACGAGACTCAGGCTCTTTCATAATTCGAGCTTGTACTCCTGACTGAGAGATTAATACATAAGGAAAGACAAAGTGCTTGTCTGGGAAAGATACCTCAAAAGAAGATCCTCCTATTCCTAAACTAGTTGTTGTTGCTGGTGCTGACGCTACTGGACGAGTTCTCAATCTTTGTGTCGCTACGCGATACTCATACTCTAAACGGTCAATAGACTGTACGTTACCAACACCTTCAGTTAAAAAGGATAGTGGAAATCTCTTATCGTCTTTTCCAGATAAGTGAGTAATGATTGGAGATAGTTCAGTAGGCTTAGACAACAGAGCATTTGCAAGACTGTTCATGTCAGTCATTTGCGTGTCATTATAAAACGTTTTTTGAACGCTTATATTTGATCCATTTAAAGCCATTTTCTATCTATTTTTAAAAGTTATATATGCAGTCGTGTTTCCACGTAATTGCCTAATTAAATATTAAGATCTAAATCATCTATGTCAAAAGACTTTCTTCTTCTAGACGCTTTTCTTGCGCTTTTGATGCTTTCTTCATTTTTAGATATTTTATCTCTTAAAGATCTAGCATTTTTCGTTCTTGCCTTTTTATTAATTACATCGTTAAGGTTAAACCCTTTATACATTAAGTAATCAATTGCTAGCTTCACATCCATCTCTGCTTCATTGTGATCTAGATCTCTTTGTGTGTAACCATCTTTAGTTACTGGTTTTGAAATGTAATCAAAAAACTTTCCTTTATCTCTTTGCGTAATTGACAAACCTGCTAGGTTATCTGCTTCAGAAATAGTTTTTTGAACTCCGCCCCAAAACTCTTCTTGTTGTTTTGCTGCTTGTTCTTTTTGTGCTTTTTGCTCTTGAACAAGTTTTTGTCTTTGTTCAGCTTGCATTCCAGCTAAAGATTTTTTAGCAGCTTCCGCTTTCTGATACAATTTACCTGTATCTTCATAATCTTCTAACAACTCATTTATAAAGTCTGAATCATGCCCTTTTGTAGAAAAGTAATCTGATAAAATTGCTTTTTGACTACGAGTATCATCTTCGCTTATATCTACTTTATTGTAATCCAAATTAGGATCGTAAGCTTGCATAAAGTTTTGAGAATCTCCACCATTTAAAACGTATTCTAAATGATTTTTAACTAAAGGAAAATTTTCAAATAATTCATCTAGTTGTTGTTCCGCCATTTGCTTACCTACATCTTGGGTAAGCTGTAAAAGACCTTCAGTAGTATCATCATACTCTTCTTCTGTGTCGTACCCTAATTTTGATAATATTTCAGAAACAACTGTTGCGTCTTCTTCACTATCTTGTACTTCTTCATCTTCTTCTTCTACTACTTCTTCAGTTTCAGGCAAATCATCTTCTACCTCTTCTTTTTCAACTTTATTTTGTGCATCAGAATCTAATTCATCTACACTTTCTTTAGCTTCAGTTTCAACCTCCGCTACAGGCGCTTTTTCCTGTTTAATGTCTAATCCTCCATCAAACATATCGTCAAACGATATGTCATCTAAAGAGATGTTTTTGTTATCTTGGTCCATAGGTTTTAGTTTTTACAAACTTAATTAAAATAGGTTTTGGTTTTACTTATATATTTATTTTAGCTTTCTCTTTATTATATATCACTTATTAGATTTTCTAGGTACGTATTTTAATTGTTTATCTTTAAAATACCCAGAAGGATCTTTTACTATTTTATGTGTATGCGGCCCAAAAGGCGCATCTTTACCTTGAGAGTTAAACCATTCTATTTCTTTCTGCACAGTTTTATGATCTGAAGACTTTAAAAATTCTAACGTATTAGGATTTATAGAACTTAAATGTTTAGTCCCATCTTCATGATCTAAAGGCTGTAAACCCGCTTGATATGCTCCTCTTAAATTATAAGTTGTAGTATCTGTATTTTTTAAATTAGGAGGCAGGG